GAAACGTCGAACTTGCGTTCAAACGAAGTCGCCACGTACAGCGTGGTGATATCGAGGTCGCTGGTCTTGCCTTCGTAGGTGAGTCGGAATTGCGCTGGCATCTGTTCCCTTTCGATTGCCTTTATGGGTTACTAGGTGACGTCTCGGACCCACGTCCCGCCGGTGAATGAGATCTCGAACACCTGAAGCTCGCCCACGGGGTAGCTCACAGGGTAGTTGGCGATCATGGTGTTGCTGATCGTCCACTCAGGGTTGCTTGCGCTGGGCGCGCCGGCGTCCTTGCGAACCACAATCGCGGTGTCACCCTGGCCAATCTCAGCGGCGAGGGTGGCCTCAACCGAGCCCGCGCCGTACTCGGCGTAAAGGGTGACGGTGCCGTCCACGGTCTGAAGGCCGCCGACCATGCGCTCTCCACCATCGCCAAACGCGGTCGAGGTAAGCGGGTTCTGACCGAGAGTGAAAGAGATTGCTGAACACTGGTCGCTCAGCTGGACCCCGCCGATACTGATCGACGCGGGCTGTGAAAGATAAGTCGTTGCCGCCATTTCGGCTAGCTCCTTTGGGTTGAGACTCTTACGGTGAGGTCATAGGTCGGCACTTCTTGCCCACCAATCTGCATAACCCCAGGAATGCCACGGATCAGGGAAATGTCTGAATCCATGATGGTATCGGCCGCGCTGATGAGGTAATCAACTGCGTCTTGATTACCCGGCGGGGCCGCCAGCACCTGAACGCCAATCTCGATTTCTGCGATGTTGGAGTTGAAGCAGGTGAAGGTTGGAGGATCGACCAGGACTGACATAGGTCGAGCGTTACGCGGGTCAGTCACTACGGCAAGGCCAAGGCCCTGCAGTGACGCAACTAGCGTTGACTGAGCCGCCGCAAAGATTCCGGTAGCGCTCATGCCACTTGCGACCTATTGACGCCCAGCAGTCGGTTGATCTGGCCGTTGGAGCCGAAGGGGACCGGAGTGCCCATTGCCTCAAACGATGCGAACGAATCAACCGAGCCACGATCCCGGTACAGCGATCCAGCAAACATGACCGTTCCGAGCTTGACGTCACCACCAGGCACCGTGGTCAGGCTGTCGAAATACCCAGCCTCACGCCGCCGGCGGTATGCGTACTGATTGGCCGCCGAGACGCAACTGGTGATGAAAGCCGTGTCATTTGCGGTTGCAGCTGCGATGCCAAGCCATTCCACAACGTCCGCATTGACGATCCAGGTGCAGGTTGCCGTGAACGTCAGGGTGCCTTGGACTGCACTTCGAGCAATGTCGGCGTGAGTCTTTTGCACCAGCAGCTGGTTGATGATGATGACTTCGTAGTCGTAAAGGTGGTTTCCCTCCTCGTCGACTCCGAGAAACAGGTACGTCGGCACCGCGTAGACGGTGTACGTGCCGTTCAGGGTCGCCCCTAGCCCAGTGAGCGTGATCGACTGCCCTACTCCAATGTCAGTGTCTTCAAGCGTCTCGACGACCATATGGTTATCGGTGACTTGACGGTAAGTGACGGTGTAAGTGGCCATGGGCAGTCGATCAGCTAGGCGGCTTACTAGACCAGCGCCATCTTGACGAACTTGGAGGAGTCGATCATCAGGGTTGCGAAGTACCCCCGGAAGGCCAGCGTCGTGCTGAGCTCGGCCGGGTTGCTTGCCGAAATCGCGCCCTTCTGCTGCTCGTAGATCTCAAAGCCGGAAGCGTCCCCGATTGCCATGAAGTCAGCGGGGAAGTTGCGGTCGACGACCACGGACAGCCCGAAGGCGTTGCCCACTGCCTCGGTCACGCCCAGGTTGCCAAAGGCATTCATCGGGCCAACCTGCGGGAACAGCGGGCGCTTGCTGTCGTCGCTCAGCTGCACCAGCCAACCCCAGCTCTCAGGGTTCAGGAAGATGTGGGTCGGCAGGTTGCCGTTAGACGAGCTCAGGATCGTCCGGGCTGCGCCGGCGATCCACGCTGCCCACGTAGCAGGCTTGAGAACGTCGTCCGCCTCGAACGGCCTAGTGACGCTGATACCGGACGCCAGAGCGTCAGCGGCGACGTCGTCCGTCTGGTTGGCGTAGATCCGGGCCATGTCGTCAAGCAGCACGGTCAGGATCGCCGGGTCAGTGAAGTCAACAGCCTGCTCGCTCAGCTGGACGAACCCGCCGTAGGTGTTCTTCGTGACCTGGTTGTCAGTTACGACCAGAGTGCCCTGGGTCAAGTCCGTGTTCTGAGTCGTCTGCTGGCCCATGCTCGTGTGGGTCGTGACCTCAGGACGGATGAACACCTTGCCGCCACCGGGCATGGCCCTGGCGCCAATGGCGTCGACAACCGGACGGCTTCCGATGAAGTTGTTGTAGACCGGACCGAGAATCGGGGTGGGCAGGATGCCCGGGACGTCGTTAGTCACCACGTCGGGGGCAGCTGCGCGAAGGCGGGTCTGCACGCGCTCGAAGTCGGCGCCGCCCTTCAGGAACGCGCTCAGGTACTCGACCGCGCTCGGAAGCTCAGGCTTCTGGGCGAAAATGATGGGGTTGGTAGGGATGGTGGCCGCTGCCTCAACTGGCGTGGCCTCTGAAGCGTCGGACACTTCCGGTTCTCCTTCATCGTTGATTTCCGGCTCGGACTCATCCGGCTCGGGGTCTGCGGCAGTTGCCGCGACTTCGGTGATCACTGCGCCGGCGAATGCGGGCTGTGCCACAAGGCTCAACTCGGCAAGCACGGCTTCAGTGACCGTCATCACCCCTTCAGGCGAAGTGGTGAACTTGATGGGCTTCGCGCCGACGCTCACGGAGTCGTAGGCACCAGCCTTCAGCAGCGCCACGGCATCCCGAGAAGCCCGGGTGTCAGCCAGCGTTGCTTCGAATTCCAGACCGCCAGGCGTATCCGCCAGGGCGTTGACCACGCCGCGCAGCTGCGTCATGTCGTGGTTCTCGATCAACTTGGCGGGCTTCTGGCCCACGTCGAACGCGCCACGGCTGAACTGCACCTGCGTACCGTCTGAAACGGTGGCGACCACGTCCCAGGGCACGGCGATGCCCGCGATGCGCGGCGGGCTCTTTTCGTCCCCTGCTTCCGCGGTAATCAGGCTGGCATCAGCGTCAAACCTAAGCATCGGTTGAGTCCTCCATCAGTGACTGGTCATTTATCGGCCCATTGTTGGCCGGCGCCAGTGTTTCGTTGTGGACCATCTCGCCAATGTACGTGTCGGTGTCGAACTCGACGTGGCGGCCTCGAGGAAGCACGTCATCCATGCTGAGGCGCTCGGCGATGGCGTGAAGCAGCGGGCGGGCACCGAACTCAATGAGGTCGCGCCGTGCTTCCTGCGCGTTTGAGTACGTCATCGACCCCGCTTGATCAACGGCGAGAAGGTAGGCGGGAATATCCATAAGGCGGCTGAGATCCTTAGCTGAATATTCCCGCCCTTCCACCAGCTGCAACTTGGACGGGTCAGAACTGAACTCCTTGAAATCCACCATATCGTTGAGTGCGCCAATGGCGTTGTTACGGCGATTCGATGCCCAGGCGCTTGCCATCTCTGCAAGCTCGTCCCCGCTCATCGGCTCCCCGCCAGTCTGCTGAAGGTAGCCGGCGGCGATTTCGTTGCTTGCGAAGCGGGCGGCGGCTTCGTCCAAGCGAATCGCACACTGAATGGCACGGTTGCCGGTGTAAACGATTCCCTGCGAACCGCTGAGGAACGTCACGACGTCCTTTACGTCGAGCTGCACACCGTTGAACATCACGACTTCCGGAGAGCCGAACCACTGGGGCCCGACATTGTTCGGGGTTTCGATGTTCGCGGCGGGAAGCCACTGAAAGGTTGCCGGGAAGCCGTTGGCGAACCTGCTGGTGACAATCCAGAACGCCCGGCCCTGCATGATGAGATCGCGGACGGTGACTGACAGCGTGAAGTTGCGGGTTTCAGTCGGGTTCGGGCGCGTCATCCACGATTCGCCCTCGACGTACAGCTTCTCGTAACGCTGCCCAGTCCACTGAAGCGTGTAACTACGCAGGTCGAGCGTACTTACAACCGTTGACAGCAGGCTAATGGCGCGAGTAACAGACGGAACAGACATTGCCGCCTGTTCGGCCATACCAATCTGAAAGCCGAGAAAGTTATTTGCCCGCTGAGGCGCGCCGGCAGCTGCGGCAAGGGGTACCGAAGCTGCGGCGGGGACAGCTTTCACCTTCTGAAAGAGAGGCATACCGGAAT